ATTGATCGTCATTCGATCGAGCTGAAGTGGACTGTGTTTGCTGTCGCACCTTCGACCACGAATTACGTTCGTAGAACGTATCTGGTCCTTGAGAATCAGGTGGGTGATACCCTCACTGATCCTGTCGGTGTTGCAGTTGGGTTGTGTAACTATATCGCTGCTAGCAGCGGTGCAGTCGCAACCAAATTGCTTAACTCGGAAAGCTAATTGCCGGCCGAGTTTCCGTAACCTACGCTTGAGAAACGTAGGCAGCTAGAGTATCCGTGGCTTGGATTCTTTTGTCCAGAAAGGACTTAGAATGAAAAGCCAGGTTAATGTTCTACTCCATGTCTCTTCTGGCATCCTTACGGATGTTCAGAAGGCATACCCGTCGTTGAAAGGACTGGATCTTGATCTCAAGACCCTAACCCTTTTATGTCGGACTAGAGATCTAACGGTTTATACCTTAGATCTCCCGAATCTTGATGCCATTCTTCTGAATGGACTCGAGATCGGACGCCTAACGTTGAGTGGCCCTCTTTCTAAGAGGGTTTCTCATCGTACCAAAGTGCCGAGATTATTCTCGGGACTATGGACGCGCGTGTTCGACAATGACGGCTGTCTGAGACCTGAGGCAGATCCTTTAGCCATCTTCTTTCTTCGACAACTTAGTTGCCTTGGGAAGAAGTTAGCCACGGAATGCTCCATCAATCGCGTAAAAGCGACAGTAGGAGAGTACCATGGGATCGAGCGACGACTCCGGGACCCATCTTGTCGATGGGATCTCGACTGCGTCAACTTCGAGGACGGGGCAGCTAATCGCAACCTTTGCGACGCTGCTTCCTACCTTGATCCCGATCTTTCGTGGAATCTTGTCTCGCAAGAAGCGGGACAAAGTTCTTCCGAAATAAGGGACGAGGGCCTCGTTGTCCTCCTGGATCGAGCTCAGCAGGTTGCTGATCTCGTTTCAGAAGCACTCGGACCTTTTTCATCCATTGATCTTTCTGATCAATGGTATGACGAAGGTACGGGTACTGGTTTCAGACATGGACCTGGTGCTGTTGCGGAAAGGCTTAAGAATCATGAGAAATCATGTTTCCCAAACTGGCCGCAAAAGCTTCACCGTATGTTCCCGTTTGAGCTTGTGGGTAAAACCGCTGGCTCTGATATGGAACGCCCTCGTAACCACGAGGTTCCATCTCGTTTGATATCCGTACCAAAAACAGCTAAGGCACCTCGCCTTATTGCTGCTGAGCCGACAGCACAACAGTACTGTCAGCAAATGGTATGGAGATACCTGCGGGAAAGAGTTGATGCAACTTTTGAGGGTTGCTTCATCAATTTCCGTAGGCAGGACCTATCATCCGATTTGGTGGTGAAGTCTTCCTTGGATCGATCCCTGGCGACGGTAGATTTATCGTCTGCTAGTGATCGTCTTACGTGTTGGACCGTGGAGCGTATATTTCGAAGGAATCCTTCGTTATTATCCGCCCTGCACGCCGCACGTACGAGGTGGATCAGAGATGATATCTCTGATTCTCCGAGCTTCTTGAAACTCAAGAAGTTTGCCTCGCAAGGTTCAGCTACCACATTTCCTGTCCAGTCTATCGTATTCTTATGTCTCGCACTTAGTGTGAGCATAAAGGGTCCGATAAGCTGGTCCTCTATCAGGAAAATGCGGAACCAAGTTCGTGTGTACGGTGATGACATTATCATCCCGTCTCACGGGTATGGGCCACTACTGGCCATAATGGAGTCCCTTCAGTTGAAGGTGAATACGAGTAAATCGTATGTCACTGGACACTTTAGGGAGTCCTGTGGCTCTGAGGCCTACCTAGGTAACGATGTTACCCCGGTAAAGCCAAAGACAGTGGTGGCGGACAGCCCAACGGCTGTTCAAGCTATCATTGATACATGCAATAACCTCTTTAATAAAGGATTATGGCATGCGTCAGATAACTTGCTCCATTCCTTGCCTGCACATATTCTTTGCAGACTTAGGATCATGGACCAACATACCGTTGGTTTCTCTGGACTCACTTGCTACAGTGGAAGCGACGAATCTCATCTTCGCAGAAGATGGAATCGAGACTACCATCGTTTCGAGTGTCGAGTTTGGACACTTAATGACCAAGCTCGTAGAAGTCACAGAGATGGATTCCATACATTGCTGGATTTCTTTTCCAGACCATATAGTGACGAGCGAGCTCGCACTGTATCGGAATATGATGGAATCCGGAAAGCCAGAGGTGGCTTTCGATGGGAGCCCCTTAACCCTGGTGCTCGTGAAGCTGCTTGAATCGTACCTCCAGGATCATTTATATGAATCTGGGGATTTCGACCCGGTAGTTTGTGCGTGGATCTGCTTTAGGCATGCGAAAGTATGCCGT